TAGAAGATCAAGTGTTCTATTATAAAGCAAGTATGCACCCAGATTTTAAAATGTGTAGTAACCATGTATGGTCTTTGAGTAATGAAAGATATATGAATGATTCGCGTTCTAGTAGTACCAATAACAATATTATTGTTCCTACAAAAAAAGGAAAAATTACTATAAAGAAAAGGTAACTTGGTTATGTACAATTAGCACCAACAATTTTATGAAGGTACTTTACAACTTCCATCACAACCTTGTTTACTTGCATCTATAGTACACTTAGCACCAACAGTTTCATGAAGGTACTTTACAACTTCCATCACAACCTATGAAAATACAATACAAATTGTGGTATTTGTGTAAACCTAAATATTTCATCCAAGATTTCAATCGGTAATTTCATTTACTATTTTAGTAACTTTTTTTTTAAATTGAAAGTACTTGTAATTTCTTACCAGAATTTGTAAATGTATAACCATTTATAATTATTTTATTTTTATGTACATCTTGATGGCAAGTTTTACATAATGTTACTAAGTTATGTAACTCATTTTTGTTAAAAGACGCATTTTGTGTATGTATAACTCCATCAACGTCTGCGGTACATTGGAAATTTATATGATGTACATCTAATGGAATATCTGTTTTTTTTGTACAAACGTATCCACATATTTCACATTGATCAACTATTTTATTTTTATTATATACACTTTTTTTACTGCTACATACAGTCTGCGCTTTATTAGTTAGTTCATTTCGAATATTATAAGCTGTTTCTATAAAATCATGGTCTAATTGTAATGATTTTGCAATTTCTAAACCATATATATCTGGCCCAGGTCCGTCATACAGCTTCCTATCAAATGTTATATTTTCTCCATTAATTAGAACTGATATATGTTTAATTATAACATTTTTTAACTCTTTTATTTTATCAAATTTAGATAACCAACTAATATGACTTACTAATATAAAAGAACAATCCATTTTATGCAGACTCAAAATAGTAGATGCTACAATAGCGCTTGCGCTGACTTGTTCTGTTGAATTGCATAATTCGTCCGCTAATATTATAGTATTTTTATTAGCATTTTTTAAGATCATTTTTAGTTCTAATATTTCTACTACAAAAGAACTATGACCTTTTAATATTGAATCACTTCCATTTATTCTAGTAACTACGGTATTAAATGGTGATAACTCCATATTAGAACATGGAACATATAAACCTGCTTGTGCTAAAATTATAGATATCCCCACTGATTTTATTATAGATGTTTTACCTGAAGAATTAACACCGTATAATATCATACTTTTATTGTTTAAATCTATATCATTTGTGATGTACTGTGTACCTGTATTAATTTTTTCTATCAAAGGATGCCTTATGTCCGTTACTTTAATATAAGAATGGGGTGTCTCCATTAGAACAGGTCTGGTATAATGATTTTCTTTAGACACTATGTACGCTGACACAATTACGTCTATTTCGGCTATAACTTGTTCTACCTTTTTGAAAAGTGTATAATATTCAAGGTGAGTGTCTTTTAAAATTTGCTGATACACTTCTTTTATCAAGGAATTAAACTTTGTTTCATTGCTGATCAATTTATTACTACACATATTAATTTCTTTAGAAGTTATTTTCGTACCTGACTTATTAGATAAATAGTTCAAATTTGTTAGTTCTTTTTTTAGTATATTACTACGAATATTTGTAGTACTTAAAAAATACAAGTCTTTTTCTGAATAATTAACCTTCACGGAATCTGTTATTCCAATGATATTTGAATACTTTTGTGCCAAGTCTTGTAATATCTTTTTTGTTGTAGATATTTCAGTTGACATAGTGTCAAGGTCGTTGTTAATTCCTGTTCTAATAAATGAACTTTGTTCTTCGTAGTTAAAGATCTTGGAGTATTTGTCTAAGAAGGTATTTATCTCTTTGATTGGAGTTGGAACATTGACTTTATCAGTTAATATCTGTTGTATTTTGATTAGTGCATTATTAGCATTAATAATGTCAATCCACTCGTCGTACCTTAGTACACCCAGAGAGATTCTTTGGTGTAATCTTTGGAGATCTCTTATTGTTTTTAATAGATCTGTTACCGCTGTTAGTTCTGTTTGATTCAATTTGGAAACACTATCTATTTTATCATATCTATTATTAAGTTCGGTGATACTCTTAATAGGAAAGAGTATATCGTTTTTTAATTTTCTTTTTCCAAGAACTGTTTTAGTATTGTTAATGACATCAAAAACACATTTATACTTACCTTTTTTATTATCAGAAAACATATCTAACTGATAAAAACCGTTGTTTAAAACTGATAAAAATTCTCCTGGATCATAAACAACTGGGTTCTTTAGATTAAGTAATACAAATTCGTTATGAGAATACACGAACCCGATTAATATAATCAAACTGATCACAGCATATGCCTTTGTTTCTATATCTAAGTATTCTAATGTACTTAGGTACGTCTTATTATTAGTAAACACTTTTGATAAATATAAATTTTGATAGTTACATGAGTACACACTTTGGTCAATTTTTGTAGTATTAAAATGTACTAAAGCATTTTCTAATTCTAATAAATTACATATGTGTTCTTTTGTGTACTCTGTATTTTTCAAATTAATTATTATCTCTGACGGTCTAAATGCTTTTATAAAAAAAGCTATTTTGTCAAATACGTCCGTTTTTTCACCAAAAACTTCAAAAATATTATTATCACCTATAGTTAGGTCTATAGAAGTTATACCTGCAAGTAATTTGCCTTTAATATCTTCGATATATAAACTTGAAATATAATTTGTGTCAGTTGTGTCGACATTTAGTACAGTTCCAGCACTATAAATATTTTTGACTTTTCGTGTTATTTTACCAGACTCTACAAACTGATCAATGAGTACAACAGTGTAATTATTATTTACAAGAACTGGTAAATACTTCTCTAAACTACAACAAGGAATACCAGCCATTAGAGGGTTTTTACGGTTGATTTCTGGTATGTTTTTGTTTTTTCTTGTTAGTTGAATATTTAATAGCTGTGTTATATCTACAACATTTCCTAATTTTTCTTTCGAATTGTCAATACCATATAATTCATAAAAACTTCCTATCTGCATTAAAATTACAGTATTTTCACCATATTCTTTTTTGTATTTATCTAGATAATTAAAATAATCAGTTACAATGCTCATAATGTTAGTATTATTTATTTTTTTAGATTGTTTAAAAAATAAAATGCTAAAAATAACAAATGAAATTACCAGTTGAAACTCTGGATGAAATCTTTAGATTTACAGAAAAACCACAAGTTGTATTGTATTTCAAGAAATTGATGTCAAGACAATCCATTCGAGTTTTGTACAAAAATCTTTCAATTGACATCCAAGCTAAAAAAGGTAATTTACAAACAATAAAGTACCTACACGAAACTGTTGGGATTGAGTGTACTACAAATGCAATAGGCGAAGCAAGTCGTAATGGGTTTCTCGATGTCGTAAAGTACCTACACGAAACTGTTGGTTCTAAGTGTACTACATATGCAATGAACATGGCAAGTAACTATGGTCATCTTGAAGTTGTAAAGTACCTTCACGAAACTGTTGGTGCTAAGTGTGATGTACTTGCAACGATATGGGCAAGTGCATCTGGGTTTCTCGAAGTCGTAAAGTACCTTCACGAAACTGTCGGGATTGAGTGTACTACAGATGCAATAGACGAAGCAAGTCGTTGTGGTCATCTTGAAGTTATAAAGTACCTTCACAAAACTGTAAGTGTTAAGTGTACTACAGATGCAATGGACTATGCAAGTTATAATGGTCATCTTGAAATTGTAAAGTACCTACATGAAATTGTAGGTGCTAAGTGTACTATGTATGCAATGTTATTTGCATGTAAACATAGGTTTCTTGAAGTTATAAAATACCTACATGAAACTGTTGATATTAAGTGTACTACACGTGAAATTGACAACTGGTGTTCATAAAAAAACTCATTACTGTATTTTTTTAGATTGTTTAAAAAAATAAAATGCTAAAAATAACAAATGAAATTACCAGTTGAAACTCTGGACGAAATCTTTAGGTTTACAGATAAACCACAATTTGTATTGTACTTCAATAAATTGTTGTCAAGACAAACCATTCGAGTTTTGTACAAAAAATTGTCAATAGACAATCAAGCTGATAAAGGTAATTTACAAACAATCAAGTACCTACATATTGTTGGTGCTAAGTGTACTACACGTGCAACGAACTGGGCAAGTGCTATGGGTCATCTTGAGGTTGTAAAGTACCTACACGAAACTGTTGGTGCTAAGTATACAACAGATGCAATGGACAATGCAAGTAATAATGGATTTCTCGAGGTCGTGAAATATTTACACGAAACTGTTGGTGTTGATTGTACTGAAAATGCAATGGACCGTGCAAGTCAATTTGGGTTTCTCGATGTCGTAAAGTACCTTCACGAAACTGTTGGCACCGAGTGTACTACTATTGCAATGGACTTGGCAAGTACTCGTGGTCATCTTGAAGTTCTCAGGTACCTGCACGAAACTGTTGGTGCTAAGTGTACAGAATATGCAATGGACTGGGCAAGTTACTATGGTCATCTTGAAGTTATAAAGTACCTTCACGAAACTGTTGGTGCTAAGTATACAACAGATGCAATGAACTTGGCAAGTGAGAATGGGTATCTCGAAGTCGTAAAGTACCTTCATGAAACTGTTGGTGCTAAGTGTACTATGGATGCTAGTTATTGGGCATATAAAAATGGCCATATTGAAGTCGATAGGTATCTACGCAGTAGATTAGATAGGAAGATCGTAGTCACCATACCAGCACAAAATTATTTTTAAAAGTGTATATTGTAGTACACTAAAGATATTTTTTTGTATCACAAAATAGTTGCTGCTCGTTTAACATCATTAAATATATTAACTTGTAAAGTTATTCTTATCATAAAATAAGTATTGATTTGTTACTTCTTTTTCTGGAATTGTTGTTAACCATTTATTCATACATTTTTTTAATGTTTGTAATCTATCATTCCATTCGTTTTTATCTCTTATTATTGAGATTCCTGTATTTTTACATAATCTAAAACTAGATGATATTTTAGTACCATTTTCATTTATATATGAATCTGGATTAAATCTTATAAATACTATTGGTCTCTTGGCAAAATCTTGAAATAATTCCATAATACGTTTATTTTCACAAGCGGTATCTTTATGTTGATTTTCATCACATTCTACTATTACTATATGTGTTAATTTGTCAATATATACATCCGGGCGTCTTTTAGAACATCCACCTGCTTGTTTATCAAATACTGTTGTAGCTTCATCAAGAAATTCTTGTTTTATAAAATCTGTCATATGAGTTTCTTTGGTTTTATAATTTCTAGATATTTTTTCATCAGGAAATTTATGAATAAAACATCTTATACAATATCTGTTATATTTATTAGAAATTTGAATATCATCACATTGTAAACAACGTTTACTTTTAACATTGATCATGTTTTCTTTTTTGTGTTCTGAACAATAAATACTAACTTTTTTATTTTGGAAATTAAAAGCTGGTATCTTATCACAATTTTCTTCTAAACAACGTTTACTTTTAACATTGATCATGTTTTCTTTTTTGTGTTCTTTACAATATATACCAATTTTTTCATTTTGGAAATTAAAAGCTGGTTGTTTATTACATTTTTTTTCTAAACAGCATTTGTTTTTAACATCTATCATGTTTTCTTTTTTATGTTCTGAACAATAAATACCAACTTTTTCATTTTGGAAATTAAAATTTGGGCGTGTAGTACAACCGTTTTCTAAACAATGTTTACTAATAACATCCATCATGTTTTCTGATTTGTGTATAGAACAATAAATACCAACCTTTTTATTTTGAAAATTAAAAGCTGCTTGTTTATTACATTTTTTTTCTAAACAGCGTTTACTTTTAACATCAATCATTTTTTCTTTTTTATGTTCTAAACAATAAATACCAACTTTTTCATTTTGGAAATTAAAATATGGAATTGTATTACATTTTTCTTCTAAACAACTCTTACTAACAACATCGATCATGTTTTCTTTTTTGTGTTTTTTACAATACAATCCAACTTTTTCATTTTGTAAATTAAAATTTGGGCGTGTATTACATTTTTCTTCTAAACAACGTTTATTTTTAACATCGATCATATTTTCTTTTTTGTGTTCTGAACAATAAATACCAACTTTTTCAGTTTGGAAATTAAAATTTGGGCGTGTATTACATTTTTCTTCTAAACATTTTGTTGGCATTATCTTAATACGTATTGATAAATTAATATGTTATAACATATTATATTCAATTTTTTAAATTGAGATAGTTAATTCCATTTTACTACTTAAAATGTGTCTCAATAGGTTATTATATTTGTAATTTTATAAAAAAGTAATATCCAATTTTATTGTGTTGATAAATAATTATTTATTTATTTGTCAATCATAATAGTATAAAAATGCCAAAAACAAATGCGTATAGTCGAGACAACTATTTAACAACAGAATCGGCAGTTGATTTTAACTTAGCTAGATTAAATCAATACGTTCTTACTACATCTGATGTTCTTTTCAATAGCATAGGACTTATAGAAGGATTATCCGTTGGCGGAAATGTTCATATTGGTGGAAATCTTGAAGTTACCGGTGCTACGACAATTATATCTACCAATGTCGTTGATATATCTGATAACATTATTGTTATTAATTCTGGAAATACTGGAGCTGGAGTAGTGGTAGGTGGTGGACTTTCTGGGATTGAAGTTGATAGAGGAACTCTTACAAATTACCAAAGTGTCTTTGCTGAATCCGATCAAACATTTAAAATTGGTCAAGTTGGTTCTTTACAAACTGTTGCAACCCGTGAAGACATCCCTTTAAATTATGGTATAATGGTTTATAATCCTTCCAGTTTCCGTCTTGACTCTGTTTCTAATGTTGTAATACCTATCACCTTTTCTTCTAACACTGCAAGTACATCAAGTAGCACTGGTACTGTTAAGATAGTTGGTGGGCTTGGTATTACTGGTGCTATAAATACTGACAATAAATATGCAATGTTAGGAACAGATTACAACAATTACATCTCAAGTAATGGTTCAAATAATTTTGTTGTTAATTCTCCTCAAAATGTTGTTTTCTCTATGGTATCTGGTAAAACTATTCAGGTACCTACAGGTGTTAATATGACATTTGGTTCTTTGACTAATTCTATTTCAAGTACTGGAAGTGATCTTGTGTTGGCAAGTTCAAGTTTTATTTCATTAAATGCTACTTCAAATGTGGGGATTCCTTTGAATATTCCGTTGCAGTGGAATGCTGGTAATAATATCACAAGTGACGGAACAGATCTTACTATTACAAGTGGTGGTACAATTTCTCTTAATGGTTTAGTGTCTTCTACAAATACCACTGCTAGTACAAGTGTCATTCTTGGTGCTGTAAAATTAGCTGGTGGGTTGTCTATTAATAATGTAAGTAATTCTGTTAGTAGTAGTAATGGTGGAACAATCACTTCTGGTGGTGGTGGTGCTTTTGGTAAGGACCTGTACATCGGAGGAACTGTCTTAATTGGCGACATCAGTCTTTCAACTTCGCAGGTTTCTGGTCAAGGTACTAATTTGCGATCGATGTCTCGTAGTGTAGTTACTGTTAGCAATGTTGACACAACATTCAATTCTTTCGAAGGTGGTAACATTTCTACTGGTAGTACTATTGCAAATGCTTATACTTTGAATATTCTTGGTTCTCCAACTGTTTCTGGTGGTGGGTCAATTACGAATAGCTATGCTATGAATGTAGCCTCCGGTAATTCTAAAATGGCTGGTGAACTGATTTTAACTGATACAACTGCAAGTACTTCGGCAACAGTTGGTACTATTAAAATGTCTGGTAGTATAGCTATTAATAATGCTACTAATTCTACTTCAATTATATCTGGTGGTACTTTTAGTTCTGTTGGTGGTGCTAGTATATACAAAGACGTATATCTTGGTGGTAAATTAGATATTGGTAATATTGATACTGCTGGTGTTACTCAAATTACAGGACTTGGTGTAACTTTTAGATCTCGCAGTAAAATATTAACTACATCTAGTAGTGATAATACTGTGTTTAATTCATTCGAAGGTGGTGTAATATCTACTGCTTCAAACATTACAAATGCGTCTACACTTTTTGTGAGTGGGTCTCCAACTATTACTGGTGGCGGGGTTTTGACGAATAGTTATGCCCTTGAAATAGGTAGTGGAAATAGTATATTTAATGGTAAAATTACTATCAATAATTCTACTAATAGTACAAGTAATGTTACAGGTTCTCTTTTGTTGAACGGTGGTATTGCAAATACAAATACTGCCGATGCTACTAATTATACAAATGGCGGGACATTTACTTCAAGTGGTGGTGGTGCATTTGCTAAAAGTTTATTTGTAGGAAATCAATTGTATACTGGAAATGGTGTAGCAGTTCATAATAACCTTCAAACAACTGGACTGAATAGGTTCTCTATTGAATTAAAAAATTCTGAAAGTGTTTCAAATATTGGAAGTGACTACGCTATTAATCGTTATACCGATCTTGGTGTTCTTATTGATTCTCCGTTGGTTATTACTCGTAGTACTGGCGTTGTATCTGTTAATAGTTCAGTTGGTTCAAGCTCTGGTTCTGTTGGTGCTTTGGTTTTAACTGCTGGAGGGTTGTCTATTAATAATTCTAGTAACTCTGTTTCTACAAGCAATGGGGGATCTTTTACTACTATTGGTGGTGCAAGTATTTTGAAAGATTTACGTATCGGAGGAGATCAATATATAACTGGAAATTTAACAGTAACTGGTATATCATCATTCCAAAAAACATTGATTAATACAAACGATGGGTTTTTATCTATACTAGGTTCTAATGCTATTACAGCTCTTGTAAATGCTTCAAGTAGTATTGCTACAAGTGCAGGGTCTATGACAGTTGGTTCAAATGCTGGTTCTTTAATACTGTTAGGTTACTCTACAGTGAATGTGTCTTCGACTACTGGTGCTGTATCAATTAATGCAGCTGCTGCAAGTAATTTTACAACAACAACAGGAGCAATTACTATTAGCGGTATTGGATTGAACTTATATGCTAATTCAGGACCAATTACTGTAACTACAACAAGTAGTGGTTCTATTAGTACTGGAACAGGTGGTTTAGCTCTTAACACTACTGATACTACGACAGGAATTACGATTGGGACGGTAACACCGAATGTTCCAGTGACTATTGGTAATAATAGTACTATTTTACTTAATGGAGATATTACAACCTCTGGAAATTTAACTGTTTTAGGAGCAACTACAACTATTGATTCAACTGTAGTGACTATAAATGATATAGCTGTGGTAGTAAATAACGCACCTTCTGGTTTAAGTGATGGTGGGTTACTGATACATCGTTGGCAAGAACCTAATGACTCTTTTATAGGTGATTTAACAACAGATACTGCAAAAGAAACTGGTCTATTTCAAGCTGGTTCAAGTACACCAAGTACATTAGTTCTAGGAATGAGTTCAAGTACTACAAATGACTATTACAAAGGTTGGTGGATAAAAATTGGAACTCAAATGAGAAGAATTAAAAGTTACATTGGTAGTACAAGAACTGCAACTATATATATAACTTCTGATAATGCTGGGCCAAGTCCTGGTCCACCTTTCAGTGATGGTCTTAATCTAACAACAGCTCCATCTGTTAGTGACCCATATTCATTATATGATCTACCATATATTGGATTGTATTATAGTGCTGCTGCAAAAGAAGTTAGATTAACTGGTGTTCCATTTGATCCTGTCACAGGATTATTTCAAGATCCAACATCATATGTCAATTTACATGTAAATTCTATTATTATCGAAGAGTCTTTTGTGTCTATTGGTGATGCAACTATTAATGGTCGTCTAACTGTTACTTTTACTGCTACAGATGCTGTGATATTTCAAAAATCAGGAGGAGGAGGTGTAGTGTTTACAACTGATACTACCAATGGTTTAATTAAAGTTGCTAATCCTGTAAATACTGTTTCTAGTAATACTGGAATACTTTTTAACCAATATGATACAGTGTCTGCGGTCCAAACTTATTCTAATATCAAATCAACCATTCTTGGAAATGTCCCTGGAAGTTTAAGTAGTAAATTAACATTCGATGTTCAAAATGGTGGAACAAATGCTGTAAATTATTTAACTCTTAATGGTAATACTGGTTTTGCAGAATTTAATAGTAATGTATCAAGTGTTAAAATACTTAATACTTCAACCGATTCTCTATCATTAAATGGTGGTATAAATATTTTGTCTGTAACAGATGCAACATCTACAACAGTAGGTGGAACTTTCACAACTGCTGGTGGAATAGCAGTTGCTAAATCTGCTTATTTTGGAAGTAATATAAATTCTATAGCTACTACAACAGTTGGTAGTTCTAATACGCTTACAGGTACTAATGGTACTATTAATACAAATGGAGACGTAACTCTGTATAACGGTACAAGCCAAACAGTGTATTTTGCAGGAAATGGTTCAGCTATCCCAAGTTTTACTACAAGATCTTTAGGTACAAAAATTGTACTTAAACCAGTTTTATCCGGTTCTACAGTTGATTATGCCTTTGGAATTGCAACAAATGAATTATGGTACTCTGTTAACAATTCAAGTAGTAACCATTCGTTTTATACTGGAACAACTAAAAATGTTAAAATTGATAATACTGGTCTTACAGTATTTCAAGCTGGAACTGGTCTAAACTTATATAATGGTACAAACACAAGTAAAATATATGAAAGTTCGAATATTACAAGACTCGTCCCATTCACATCGGGAGTTTCTGTTGGATTTATATTCAGAGACGCATCTGATAGTTCTGATAATATTAGAATTAATAGTTCTGGACAACTAACAATTGGTTTATCATCTACATCAGGAACACCTGGTGTATCTGGATCATTGTTGTATGTTAATGGTGGGTCATTTACAGACACAAACACAGCTGTGTCTGGTACAGCTTCTGATTACCGTGTAAACACTTTTGGACAAGGAACATTAAATGCTACAAATAGTAGTGTTACTACTACTACAGCTGTCGGGGTTTATATTGGAGGAGCACCAATTCAAGGAACAAATGAAACTATTTCAAACAGTCATTCATTAGAACTAGGAGCTGGTAGTTCGTTATCAAGTGGTGCGAATGTAACTACGGCTAGTAGCTTACATATAGTTGGCGCGCCAACTGGAAATATAACTAATAGTTATGCTATATTAATTGATTCTGGTAATTCGTTGATCAATGGTAAAATAACTATAAGTGACACAACGGTTCTTGGGTCTTCAAATACTGTTACAGGTTCTGTTGGTTCATTAAATACTGCTGGTGATATCACTTTAACAAATGGTACAAGTCAAACAATTTATTTTAACGGAAGTGGTTCAGCTGCTCCAAGTTTTACAACAAGATCAACTGGATCTAAATTAGTACTTAAAACAAGTGTATCTGGTTCTTCAGCTGACTACGCTATTGGTATTGATACGTCTAGTACATGGTACACTGTTCCTACAAGTAGTCAAAGTCATAACTTTTATTTAGGTACAAGTAATCGATTTCAAATAGACAACACTGGGTTATTATTAGATTCTTCTGGAACTTTAACACCTGCAGTTATTCGATTAACTAATAATAATAAAGGTGTCATCATTAACGGAGGAAGCAGTAGTGGAAGTGCAAATGGATCTCAGCTTGAATTATATGGTAATACTAATACTATTACTGGTGATGCTATTTTAAGCACAGGAACAACTGGTACAATTATTTTAAATACTGGATTAGCTAACGCGTTAACTATTAATAATTCAGGACTTGTAAATGTAGCTCTTAATACAGAAACAACTGGTACTGGAACTGGGGCATTAAATATAATTGGTGGTGTAAATATAGATAAAAGCTTGTTTGTTGGAATAGCTTTAAATCTTAATTTCAATCAAAAATACACTTACTCTGGTGATTCCAGTGGTAGATTAAATATCCAAAGTGGAACTGGGTCTATTGCACATCGGGTAAGGTCCTTTACATTTGATGGTGATAACACTGATGATAATATCAATGAAATATATGGTTTAGGAAATACTGGGTCACTTGTAAACACTGAATTCCTAAAACAAGGTTTTGATCAAACAACTACATCTTATATAATTTCAACACAAAAAACTGGTACAGGAACTGTTAGACCATTATCCATTTCAACAGGAACTAATACAGATCAAATTAAGCTACTTGCTGATTCTACTGTATCATTAAGCTCTACAACTTCTTCAACAAGTTCAACTGTCGGGTCTCTGAAACTTGCTGGAGGTATATCAAGTGACTGTAATGTTAATGCTGTTTCTTCTACCAATGGTGGTGGTTGTACTCTTAAGGGCGGATTAGCAGTTGCACAGGACGTATATATTGGTGGAAACCTGAATATTACAGGTTCGATTAGTTCAGGTTTAAGTACACCTACTATTACTACAGATAATCTAATTAATATAACTGGTGGTATAACTGTTTATATGAATAAGATGATATTAAATGGTGCCGAAGCTCTTTTAAGTGCTACTTTTAGATTTACACCTACTGCTGCTAATACTATTACTACATTCGAATTTTTAGTTCCTATGACATCTAATTTTGTAAATATTTACGACACCGTTATTACTTCAAATGGTTATTATGATGACACTTCCCCTGTAAACTTGGAAAATATAGCTGGTTATGCTGTTACAGGTACGAAAAATGTTAAAATGAGATTAACATCAGGTACAACAGCTATTAACACGGTAATGGTTATAGCCAGATTTACTGTTTACTAAAACTTTAAATTACTATTTTTATAAAAAAAGTAAACAATAATTATTGTTTACTTTTTTTTTACTTTTATTATTATTTTTTACATATTTTCGTGAAGGTACTTTACAACTTCAAGATGACCATTTCTACTTGCCCAATTCATTGCATTTGTAGTACAATCAGAACCAACAGTTTCGTGTAGGTACTTTACGACA